AGCAGAGCCGCTTACAATGGCACGCTGTCGCGTTCGTTGGCGAGTCAGGCGAGCCTTACCTAGTCGCCGCACCGACACGCCGAGGAGCGCTGGCTCACTCTTACAAGCATACATCCGAGCGCAACCTAGTCGTCGAGCGGATCAACATTAGGAAAGGGACAGCAGCATGAAACTTTGCTATTGCCAAACCATCACCAATAACCAACAATCGTTTAAATGATCGCCAAGCTCAAAGCTCAATCGTTCAAATCTAGACTCCTCGGCTACAGCGCGAAGCACATCGCGACTGTCGTCGGTTGTAGCACGGCCACCGCCTACGACTGGCGATCTGGTCGCCGCCAACCGCCTAAGTGGATCCAGAGGCAGATCCTCCGCGATCTCCAACCATCGATCACGATCGCCAACGAACCAGCTACAACATCAACTCAACCAGAAGAAGTTCATGGATGAAGAAGAAGAAGAAACGGATCGCGACGAGCTAATCGGACGCATGACCAAGAACTCACGCATCGTCTCGCAAGCCTGCGACCGATACTTCGCTGAAAAAGGTCTGCGCTGCTACGATCTCAAAGGCAATGAGATCAACCCTTTAACCAAGCAACAAATCAAACCAAATAAATGCAAGCCTATCTCGATGGACTGAAGGCGCTCATGCGCAAGAAGACATTCCCGGCATCGTTCAACGCTGCCGACTGGCAAGCCGTCGCACCAGCGATCCGCCAACGCTCGTTCTTCTCATCGACCATCGAGTCAGCCAAGGTGCTGAGTCGCTTCCGCCGGATGCTGCTCGACTGGCAGGCAGCATCGACCGAGGACGTTGTCAACCCAGCAGGCATCCCAAGCCGAGCCTACAAGATCACCGGACTCGCCGACTTCCGCCTGCGTGCGCGTGAACTACTCGTCCAAGAGGGACTCGCCACGCCTGCCGACTTCAAGGATGACAACATCAAGAACATTGCGTCCAACGCACGCCTCAAGCTGATCTTCAACACGAACACCCAGCAGGCCGACGAGTTCGCTGCCTACGAGATGCGAGTGACCGATCCTGACTACATCAACCGCTTTCCAGCCGCTCGCTTCGTTCGCCGACCTGGCGCCATCGAGCCGCGACTCCGCCATGTCGAGGCTCAAGGACAAGTCCGCCGCTGGGACGACTTCGCCTTCTGGCTCCGGCAGAACGCAGTCGACATCGGAGGATTCAGCGTCCCATGGGGTCCTTGGGGATTCAACAGCTACATGACTCAGCAGCCGGTCGGACGCAAAGAAGCCGAGGCACTCGGTCTAGTCCGTAAGAACGAGAGAGTGATGCCACTCAACCTCACCCAATGGGGCGTCGCACCCAAGACCAGATTCAACCAAGGCGTCGAGGCGAACGTCGACGACGTCACGCCTGAGATCCGTAAGCAAGCGATCGACACGATCACCGCACGCCTCGGTCCGGGCGCTCTCTCACCCGACGGCAAGCTCACCCTTGAGACATTCCGCAGGCTTCGGGCTGTTGAGGCTAACCCGACACCGCTACCTATGCCAGCGGCTCTGCCGATCTTGACCAAGCCGAAGCCGAAACCTAAAGCTCCACAAAAATTAAAACCATCAGTCAGCTCAACGACTCCAGCAGGCAGCAAGGTATCAAGCAAGATCCAGTTCGGACAGATCATAGGAGCAGATCAAGACAGCATACGAGCGAAGTGGGAAAACGTCCAGAAAACGATCGACGAGGTGCATGGCGACGGACCGCTCCCGACGACGCTGGTGCGACATACAGCATCCAGAGGGACAACCAACGGCGAGTTCTGGCGAAGCAGTAGCAATATCTACACTTACACGGAGGACAGAATCCCTCTGACCTTGACGCATGAGATAGGTCATTGGATCGACTTTAGAGGGTTTAGAGGTATTCCCGGCGCTCAGCCTACTAAGTTCTCTTCGCCCGGCTTTGCGTCTCATGAGCCGATGTTTAAGAAGTTCATCAAGCTCGCGAAGGAGACAAAGAAGATGCAAGCCATCAAGTCAGATGGATGGCTTGAGGGCGGATTCCGTCGCTATTTACAAAGAAAACATGAGATTTTTGCTCGCGCCTATTCTCAATATATCGCGATCAAATCACGCAATCCAGAGATCCTCGCTGACCTAAGAACTAGACAAGGAAATCCGGTCGGAGGAAAGGCTTACCCTGTGCAATGGGACGACGATGACTTCCTCCCACTCTACGAAGAAATCGAAACCATATTCAAGCAAATCGGATGGCTAAAAACATAAAAATGATTAACAAGATCCTCGCTGACCTTGCGGCTGGCAAATACGAATCGCAAGAGGAGGCAATCGCCGACCTCATCGCATACGGATCAGATCCGCTTGTCGCTCGCACGACTGTGCTGACAATGGAGTCGATTGACGTCCGATAGTATCACTCAACCTATGAAACCCGCCAAAGTCAAAGCAGTTAAACCGCCGACCAAGAAGAAAGGCGTTGGTCAGGGAGTTGGTGGCGGCAGACCGTCGAAATACACGCCTGCAATACTCAAGCGCATCGTCGATGGACTGAGTGAAGGTATCCCGCTGACCGTGATATGCTCCGAGGAAGGGCTGCCGAGCGATCACACGGTGAGAGAGTGGATGAAAGCCAAGCCAGAGGTTTCGTCCGCCATCGCGCGTGCGAGAGATGCTGGCTTCGATAAGATCGCGCTCGATGCTCTACGAATAGCCGACACGCCTATCTTCGGTGAAGAGATCACCGAGAGCGAGGATGGAATGCAGGTAAAGAAAAGCGATATGCTAGGTCACCGCAAGTTACAGGTCGAGACACGACTGAAGCTCCTAGCTAAGTGGGATCCGAAACGCTACGGAGAGCGCATGGCTCAAGAGATAAGCGGACCAGACGGCGGACCTGTGACACTGGCGGCTGTAAGACTTAACAACGAGCAAGAGGACGCACTCAAGCGCGTCATCGAGGACGCTCAGCAGCGCGTCAAGCGAATCCTATGAGTCCCACCGAGTTCTGCGTCAAGCGGCTAGGCATCATCCCTTACATCTGGCAGATCGAGGCGATGGAGTCGGTCGCGCTCGGACAGCCGAGCAGCGTGGTCGCAGCAAACGGCAGCGGCAAGACCGACCGGCTGGTCGGTCCGTTGATCTTGTGGCACCTCGATCAGCATCCGAAGGGCAAGGTCGTGTTCACCTCGGGATCGTTCAGGCAGCTATCCAATCAGCTCTGGCCAGCGATCCGCAAGCACCGCGACAAGTTCCCAACGTGGAACTTCATGGCGGAGGAGCTACGGACGCCAGAGGGAGGCTTCGCTCTCGGCTTCTCGACCGACGACGCAGGCAAGGCGGAAGGCTGGCACGGCGAGTCAGATGCTCCGCTCATGATTATCGTCGACGAGGCGAAGACCGTGCCAGATCAGATCTTCGAGGCGTTCGAGCGATGCACTCGCACTTACCAGCTATGGGTCAGCTCGCCTGGCGCTCCGCGTGGTCAGTTCTTCGACAGCCATCACAAGGACGCCTCGCTCTACTGGACGCGCAAGGTGCCATCGACCGAGTGTCCGCACATCCCACAGGAGCGCCGCGATCTGGATGCCAAGCGCTACGGCGAGGACCATCCGCTCTATCGATCCAAGCATCTCGCGGAGTTCACCGCAGACGACGAGTTCATGGTGCTGTCGCCGGCACGACTGACGGCCGCACTCGAGAGGCAGCCGGATCCAGACGAGACAGGTGAGGTCGTCGCCTTCTGCGACTTCGCAGCCGGTCGCGACGAGGACGTGCTGGCAATCCGCCGAGGCAACTCAGCGAAGATCGTCAAGGCGTGGCAGGAGCGCGACACGGTCCAAGCTGCGCGGCAATTCATACGACTGTTTGAGGAACACGGACTCAAGCCCGGACAGATCTTCGGCGACGCTGACGGTCTCGGCACAGGCTTCGTCTGTCAGATGGCAGAGGAAGGCTGGCACATCAACCGCTTCCACGGCGGACAAGCAGCCAAGGACAGCGACGAGTATGCGAACCTGATCGGCGAGGTCTGGCACACAGCGACCCAAGCGATCCATCGTGGCGAGATCCATCTGGGCGAGCTTGACAGCATGACCTACGAGCAGATCACGACGCGCAAGAGCGAATGGAACGCGCAGGGCAAGCTCAGGATCGAGGACAAGGAGAAGATGCGCAAGGCAGGACTGAAGTCACCCGACCGAGCCGACGCTCTGCTCGCCTGCATCGCGCTCGGCGCTCATCACAGCGGACGCATGACAGGCACGTCAGCGACTCGACTCAAGCGCTCCGAGTTCGCCGCACCGAAAGCGAGAGGATTCAACGCGCTCTGAGAATTGTTTTCTTGCCATGTCAAGATTAAAAGACTAGGGCAGAGCGCATGACTAAAGACGAGAGCAAGGGCATAGTGTTTCCAGTTCCAGCAACTTATCGGACCAACGATTACGATTTAGCAAACGTAACGCCAGACCAAGTTCGCACAATCCTTCGCAATGTCCGCACAGGAAAGCTCGAAGACCAAGACAGACTCTTCCGACTTATGCTTGACACATGGCCTCGGCTACGCAAGGCGCTCAACGAGGTCAGCGGTGCAGTCAGCCGCCTCAAGATGGAGATCAAGCCGGCGATCCGCGAAGGATCCGAGGAGCCGACACCGCAGGCGATCAAGATCCAAGAAGTCGTCGAGCGTGCGATCAACAGCTACGCGCCGAAGCCGGGTCACTGGGAGCTTGATACCGGACAGATGGTCAACGCTCTGATCGATGC